AGAGGAACCGCTGCCGCCGGTCATGAGCATCGCTTCCGTCACAGCCGCCTTGACGCCTGCCGAAACGGCCTCGACGATCTGCCCGTTATTGGCGACTGCCGCCTGGCTGCCGATGGTCCCGACCATCTCCGGGCCCTTTTCGCGGGCCATAAAGACCTGTCCGGTCGACGGGAATCCGCCGCCTGCAAAGCCCTGGATGACTGCCGTGCCATCACCGGTCCGCACCTGAATCTTCGGCTCGCTGTAGCCCTTATCGAAAGCCTTCTTGAAGCCTTCGGTGATCGGTGTAAAGATATTCTCCTTAAACCATCCGATGAGACCACCCAGCGCGCCTGTGATACCGGTCCAGATAGCCTTACCGATATCGCCGCCGCATGCTTCGACCTGCTCTTTGAACTTATCCGGGGCACCCAGCATGACCTGGATAACCGCCGCAAAGAGGTCCATGACGAAGGTGCTGATAACACCCATGATGGAACCAATCACTGCTCCGGCAAGCTCGAAGCATTTGGAAATGACGCCCTTCCAGTCAATCCTGGCTGCGACTTCTTCCAGCGTTTTCGCGATCTTATTGGTATCCAGGCTGTAGATGAATCCGAGCAACCCATCCAGCAACGCCTTCGCGAAATTTTCAAGCCCAGCCGCCATATCTTCCGGCTTGATGGCTGCTACAGCACTGTTGACCGTCTCTGCGAGCTTGCTGCCGATTTCCGCCCACTGCTTCGGGTCAATAGCCGTCTTCAGCGCCTTGAAAAGCCCATTTATCAGCGTACCGACAGCCTTGCCGACTTTCTCCGGGTCGTACTTCTCAATGGCGCCGGCAAGCAGCTTATGGATAGCTTCTCCGACGGCTCCCCAATCCAGCGTTTCCGCGAAAGATGCCACCAGATCGACAAGGTCCATCAATCCAGTCATAAGCAATTCGCCCAGGCCGTTCCAGTCCACTGTGGAGATTAGGCCATTCAGTCCCTTTGCGAATGCTTCGCCCAGGGCTCTAAAATCAATTCCACTGAGAAGAATCTGCAGCGAATTGATTAACGTGTTAATGCCTTCACCGACAAGCGCGCCAAGGTTGGTCCAGTCGAATTCTTTCACAAAGGTGTTGAACGCGTCGATTATTGCGCCGAGGATCTTTTTGATTTTGTCGCCGACGTTCTCCCATGAGATGAGGCTTTTCAGCCAGGAGACAGCACCATTTGCAAGCTCTGCCAGCTTTGAGCCGATACCCTTGAATTCGCCGCCGTTGAGAAGTTCCCGGAGGCTGCTGCCGAGACCTTTGATTCCATCCGGGATTTTTGCATCCTGGAATTTAGGTCCTGAGGACTCTGCAGAGGAATCATTGCTGCCAAGCCGGTTTATCTGGTCGAAACCTAACACAGTCGCCTGGTACTTCTTCGCGGATTTGGTCGCCTTCTCCGCGCTCTTTGCGGCGTAGTCATACGGAACGGCCAGCGCGCTCTTGTAGGTGCTTGCGCCTGTCAGCGCCGCCGTGAATGCCGATGCACTCTCTGCCGCCCGCGTCAGTCCCTGGATGACCTGAGAGACTATCGGACCGGCCACCTGAATCAGCGGGCCCAGGAATGCGATAAGCTGATTCGTCAACTGCTTGAAGCTGGAAATCATGCCGGAAATCGCGGAATTGACGCCCGCGGATTCCTGCGCAAGGCTGCCCATACCTTCCTTGATGCCGTTAAAGATGCCGGAAATGATGGATCGCTTGAACCGGGTTATCAGCAGCCGGGAGAAGGAAGTCAGACCTTTGACCAGGCCCTTAACACCACCTTCCGCTGCTTTTGCTCCAGGCCGGATTGAGAAAAGATTTTTCACAAATCCTGATGCTGCAGAGCCAGCCCGGCCAAGGAGGGATACACCCGCCCGGAGACCGGAAACGAGCACACCGCCGACAGCCTGTCCGGCATTCAGTGCTGCATTCGCAAGGGAACCCAGGTGAGAGACCGCCCCCGATGCCATGGCGCCGAGACCAGCCAGGAAGCCACCACCACCGCCGGCGGCATTCGCCGCTGCTGTAGCCTGCGCAGCTTCCTGTCCCGCTGCCGCCATAGCCTGCAGACGCTCTTCAGTCATGGAGACTTCCCTCTCCATGTTCTTGAGGTCTTCGCCGACCTGCTTGAATCCGAAGCGCGTCGCAAGATCGAGATTCCCGTCGCCCAGGGCCAACATGGCGTCGTCCACGCGGTCCAGCTTCATAGCCGCATCTTCCGCACGCCGGAGACTTGCCGCGCTTCCGTCCGCCGCATTCATGATGTCCACGAGGTGCTGACGGTATTCCGTCAGGGTGCCGAATTCCCGCGGGACGGTCCCCATCGTGTTATAGAGAATCTCATAAACCCGCTTTAATTCTTCCAAGCGGGCTTTCTGGTCCGCAAGCAGCTGCTGCTGCGCGGAAAGCGTAGAAGTTAATTCGCTGGTAGATGCGGATGCGCCGGAAATCGGGCTCTCTACCTTCGGGGTCTTTGAAATCGTGTTGTAGAAGTCATTGAGCTTCTCGCCCAGCTGCGGTAATACATCGCCGGGCTTCTGTAATGCCTGGAAGATCTTTTCGCCGAGCTTATCCCCGGCTTCGTGGACGCGGTCGATTGCCTGCTCGGCCTCGTTTGCGCCCTTTACGAGGTTGCCCACGTCCGCTGTCGCACGGAGCACATATTCATCTATCATTGGGCTTGCCTCCTACCTTGTTCAGCATGTACTGGACCAGCCGCTGCCGCTTCGCCTCATCACGCTCTTCTTCTGTCCAGAAGGGGAAGCGGGTCATGAGGTCAACTTCATCGCCATTCAGAAGCTGCACAATCATCGCGGCTTGATTAAAGGCTACGATCGACTTCACCTTGGCGTCGCGAATCCGCCTCTCTGTCGCGCAAGCGATATATTCGACGGCTTCCTTCTCCGTCCAATCCAGCACGTCAAGAAACGGCGCCCCGGAGACTCTAGTTTCCCTGATTAAATCATCCAGGGATGCAAAGCCTCCGGCCGGCGCCGGTGTCAGTTTTTTGCTGCTTCCTCAGCGGGCTCTTCCGCCGTATCCGGGGTGATACCCTGCAGACGCTTCAGGCCCTCTTCCACGGTCTTGCGGGTCATGGTCTGGATGCCTTCCGCCACCTCATCAGCAAAGATGCCGGAATGGCGGCCGAGCTCCGTCATGATTTCCGCGAATCCGACGTCGCCGCGCACGCCTGCATCCACCAGCAGGTCGTACAGCTCCGCGCCGTCCTTGATTTCGTTGGTGTTGCCAATATAGTTGAGGGCTTCGCCCAGGACGGCAGCCAGCTTTTCCGGGCTGTCGATCGCAGTCAGTAAGATTTCCGAAGTGTTCGATGCGTGAAATCTCTTCTGCAGGTTAAGCTGTCCCTTCAGGGTCAGGCGAAGCTGTGCGGTTACGGTCTCATCTCCACGGATGACATCAATGTCATAGGTCTGCATAAGGTATCTCCTCCTTTAAAAAAATGCGGGGCACGAAGCCCCGCTGTTGTCGTTACAGTATTGCCGGCGTCCGTCAGGCCGCGGCCGTCCAGGTCCACTCGCCGCCGAGGGCGCACACGCAGACAGCGGACTGCAGCTCACCGACAGCCGCGCCGGTGATGTAGGTGCTGATTGTTGCGGTGTTGCTGAAGACGCCGTTTGCGCCCAGGTCCACAGAGACCGGGACAGCGGTTCCAGCCGCCTGCAGGGTCTTCAGCTTCTCGTAGTCGGAGCCCGTGCCGGCGTTGAAGATATAGTTGACCTTCCAGCTGTCGTACTCCTGCAGGCCCAGCTGCTGCACGCGGACCGTATCGAGTAAGGTGGTCGCATCCAGCATGTTCGGGTCGGCACCGAGGTCGCCGAAGTCGGTCGCGCCGAGCAGCGCCTCGTTATTGATCTTGACGCAGATGCCGATGGTAGTAAGTCTCTTATCAAGAGCAAGAGGGGTGGGATTAGCCATTATAGACACCTCCTAAGATGGTGTAATCGTGCGAATTGATCGACGCACGATAGTTTGCAGTTTTCTGGTAAAAATCTTTGCCGCGCCTTGCGTCCTCGTCAGTGTTGGTGTAAGTCCGCTGGAAGCCAAGCCCCCGCATGACTGCATCCGCCTGGTCGAGGTACGCCCTCGCGTCGTTTATACTTCTGCCGTATGCGTCTATCTGGACATCTACGCGGTCAAGCCATTTTCTGACATTGACGTTGGAGACCTCAGTATAGACGATAAGCGGCAGCGGCATTTCGTCCCCTTCGGGATGAGCCCCTCGAACCGGAGGGTCACACCCAGCCCGGAGGCTGTCATAGATAAGCTGTCTTGCATCGATCATAACTTCCTCCGGAATCTGTGCATTGCGTGCTCGATGGTCAGGTTGTCAGAGAGTTTCAGGAAGTCGCCCTCATGCGCCGCCCATGCCGGTCTGATGAAGGGATAGGGACGGCTTCCGTTGGTCATGTGCCAGTTACCTTCGGCATCCTGGTAACGCCACGGAACTGTCCGTCCGCCTCCGCCCTCTGCAAAGACGCCTGTGCCGAATTCGATAAATTCAGCATAGAGCTCTCCATCGTCGGACTTTGCGTCCGCATAGATGTATGCGGTAATCCGGTCGCCGTCACGCTCCATGCGATAGCTGCAGCTGTTATACAGCGCGCCTGTGACGATATTCGGCTTACGTTCAAGGTTCTGCTGCATATCATCGACAACTTCAGCTGCAATGGTCTGCAGATGTCCGGCGATGATATCGCGAACCCTGTCCGCATAGCCTCTGAACGGATTAGACGGTGCCGCCATTGTGCACCCTCCTTACCTTGAGAAGCCTGTGCGTGTTGTAATACTTTATACTCACAACTTCGTACCGCTCTCCATCAATAGCGACCTGGTCTAGCACGTCGACATCCGCTGCCGTATCGTAGATAACGGCCTCACGCATGGTCTTCACATCCGCGCCGTATAATGCGACGGATGCCTCATCGGAGACCGGTCTCCACATTGTATGCAGGACCGCTTTCGGGAAGGAGTACACCGCCGTCTCGTTACCGTAGGCGTCCGTGGTAGTAATCGGACCGTAAACGACGTAATCGGCCTTCAGGTCCTCGAACTTATCCTCAGTGAGCGTCATCTCTCCGGTCCTCCGTCGTTTTGACCACCCGCGCAAGCCTGTATCTCGACAGGGCATTCTGCAGCCGCTGCCGGATGACACTGTCATATGCTTCCCGGGCAGCCGCACCGGCTCCCCCTCCGCCATAGGTGACGGACCGGGAAACGCCGGACTCAGAGTAAGATTCCGACTGGACGCCGCCGGCCGCCAGGGCTGATTCTGTCGCCGCCTTGACCGCCGATTCCCGGTCGATTATCAGACAGGCAATCTCTCCGACGGTCGCCGCGAATCTGTCCAGGGGTTTATCTTCGGGATAGCCAAGATATGCACGCACTTCCGATTCAGCCAGGGTCGCATAATACCGAAGATCCGCCGGGGATGCTTCCGGGATCTTCCGCTTAATAATTTCGATTGCAGTCATTGGATATCCTCCCGGAAAAGTTTGACCGAACGGTCATACTTCCTGAGCCAAAAGTTTGACCGAACGGTCATACTTCCCGAATCAAAAGTTTGACCGAACGGTCATACTTTAGCGGCAGCGTGATTTCTCCCGCGGCCGCTTATACTCACTCTCCGATAGTGAAGTAAATCACACCGACAGCCGCCGGGCGGGTCACCTTTGCACCGTAAACGTGCAGACCCTTGATCGCGTCAGCAAAGCGCTTCTCCGGTCTGTATGCCTCGGTTTCCAGCACCTGCTCCGCGTAGGTTCCGGCTACCGGAGTAGAGGCGATGCAGGTCATGTAAGCGCCCTCTCCCGTGGTCGCCGGGGTGTTGTTGGTCTCATAGACCGCGAAGCCGGCAGCCTCGCCAACAAGGCCGGTTTCCAGGCGCTCGTTCGCCGCGGCGGTT